AGTATCTTTTACAGTAGCTTCAGTCTCGTCTTCGACAACAAGTCTAAACTCATATGAACTACCAATATTCTGTACCAGAACAGCAGCACCAGCAGTACCTACATCAGTACCTGAAGGATCATCGCCGACAAGACGTAATGAACCTTTGTCAAGATAGAACACAGCTGCTAAAGCACCAGTGACGTTAGCAGAGTAACCCACTGAGGAAGATGGAACAACCCAAAGACCAACAGCGCCGCCGTTGCCAGAGTTCAAAACATCTGCCGAGGTGTTTTCAGTCGTCCAGCCAGCTTGAGCAGTCAAAGCTGAGGTTGCATTGTCACTTTCCGAACCAAGTAATCTAACGAAAGTAAGAGGACTAGAATTCTTCAAGTATGCTTCGGCAGCATAAGCAGCGTACGTCGGCGAAGTTGTGTTACCGTCTCTCCAAATATCACCAGTACCGACGCCGCGAACAGGGAGACCAAAAGTCTCAACAAATTCGAGATAACTGTTTACCGTAGTAGGAATAAGGGCGGGACCCTTAAGAGCACGACCAACAACAACTGGTCCGGTTGGATCAGGGGCTCTTACTCGTTGTGATTGGTCAACTTCCTTGATTTGCACGCCGGGCGAAACAAAGCGGTATTTTTTGATTGATGACATTTCTGGGGTCTCTCCTTAAAAACTGGCGACTTATGTACTATTGGCGCTTTCTCAAGTAAATAGTGTTGCGATGAACCAACGGAAATTAGCTAGAAAGTCTTTTTTGTATCAATCTCGTCTAAATCGCCGACCATGACACGTTCTCTGGGTATTTTCACTTCAACAATATTTTGTCGAACGGCTACCTGTGGTTGTTTTCTATTTAAACCTTCTCCCACAAGCTTTCCAAGCACCTCTACTTCAATTTTTGTTATAAATTGTCTTTGTTGATCATCTAAGTTATCACCATTATTCTCAGTTGAAAAATTTGGTTTAAAAAAAGCTTCATAATGCCAACCGTCTCTTTTGATGGTGAATCTATTGATTCCTCCAGAGGTTGTCATAAATGGTTGAGACAATTGGTTCATCTGCTGCATAAACTCTGTCTTAACTTCGATTTCGTATGTAAAAACAGTATAGATAGGTAATGGGATGATCGCTGTTTCATATACAATCTTCTTATTTTCTCTAAGGCTGAATTCTTTTTCGTTTCTATTGAAGAGCGCCGCGTCGGAGTTAGCAAAATTTGATGTCTTTTCTTGATTGATTCTTCTTGATATTTCGTATGAACCACCTCTGGCATCTCCGGGAGGAACAATGTTACTCCAGACAGAACCTTTTCTAGAAGGATTCTTTTCGATATCTTTCCGCTCAAGTGTCAGAACTGGCAAGATAAATGTTCCGGTCCTGTCTCTCAAATCTCTGTTGTTCTTCACGGCAAATGCACGCTCATGACCAACCCACACGACAGGAGTCTTTTGCCACCCTTTATTAGTGTCACAATAAAGATCCATTGTCTTGTTTAGCCAATCGTACATAGCAAGATCAATTGTCTCAATGGTAGAAGGGGTGAGAGGATAAGATTTCCTTCCACTCTCTCCTCCATTAACCATTCCTTGTAATAGTTCTTTACCGTTTGCCATTTATAAACCCAAGAAGAAAGGACTCTCAAACCAAGTTCCTCCTTCATTAAAATAAAATTTATTTACTTGTTCAAAAGGAGGATATAATGTACTTCCTACTTGTCTGATGTAAACAATACAACCTACAAAATTGAGAGGATTATTGATCATGTTTGAAATAGTAGAAAAATCAGATGATGTATCACTTGCTGATAAGATTTTAATCTTTCCGTCACAACCAGAAGATATAGCTCCAGAGACGTCCTCTGCGGCTGTGGGGTCTGCTCTAAACAACTCTCGTGCCGTGGTAACCTCTTCTGGTTCATCAAACTGACCGCCTCTCACGCGCAAACATTCTGCGGTAATTTCAAATCTTTGGTCAGCTTGAGAAAACAATTCATCAGGTTCTCCAATCTTTTGAATTTCGTAGAATTGGTTACCATAGAAGATAATATCTCCCTGTCTCACAAACAGATCTAAGTCTTCAGTAATACGCCTCTTTTGAAACCTTACAATAATCCTTGATTCTGAATCTATATTATGTTTCTCTGTAGTAGTTACTCGACCGTCGCCCCAGTAGACTCTTGTTGCCACTCTGACAGGTGGCAAAAATGTCTTCTCGATAGCTTCGCCATACAACTCATGAAACTTAGAGTGTTTCACACTGATTGGGTAATAGATGATGACCTGAGGTACAATACATTCAGTAATCTCATCATTAATCTGCTTAACAAAATTTCTTTCCTTCTCGCCAAAGAAAAGAGGTGCAGGTGGCGACGCAGGACGGGACCATGTTATGTTGTTCTCGCTAGACATTTATTTACCCTACGAAGATGCTCATTGGAATCTTCTGATTTACTCTGTCAGCATTCTCAACAAGTTCAGCTCTCTGTTCTGCCAAAGCATTGTAAGTAACCTTATCAAGATATTCTGCCAAAGAGTCTCTTAATTTATCTTGTTCTGCAACCCCAGCTTCTACAAGAGCAGGACCATTCAAAGTCACTTTATCACCTGGAAGCGGGATACTATCAAGTTTGCTTCTGACCAATCCAAGCTGCTCTTTGGAGATAGCTAAAGCAAACCTTCTAATCCACTGTTTGCCCATTGAGTTAATGTTACAGTAAGGAATATTTGCGAAAGGAACAGTATTGATATTGTTCACACCTCTATTTCTAGCCTGACCGACACTACCTGAAGTATTTAAATTATAAACATCTGCATCATCAATAGTAAATTCAAACCACAAGCGGAGAAGCTCGCTTGTCGAAGGCATTGGGAACACTCTAACTTTGTTGTCTCTCAACTCAAAAGAATAATGTGAAATGCGAGTCCAAAGATTGTCCTCATAAGCCATTGCTTGAGCTTTATTCTGCCAAGCAGGAATTACTTCAAAAGTTGAATCATCAGAATATTGTCCGTACGTTGACATATTACCAATAGCATTCAAACCACCATAGTAACCATAGAATCTCCACATCGCTCTAGGAGTTCTATACCAAACTCTACGAATTGTGATTCTATTGTCCCCAACAAGACCTTCAAAACGCTCACCAGAACCTGATGCCGCTAATGTTTCTACTCTTGCTTGAAGATCATAGTCTTGTGTACCTGCGTTGATGGGAACAGAAGCTGAATAGAAAGCCTTTGTTCCTCCGACTCCCGCTTCGGTGGCAATAGCTCTATTAATACCTAAAGTTGCATGTAAGCTAAAATCAGGATACATGACTGCTAAACTAGCGCCACTAAGACTTGAACTGAGTTCAGAACCTGCTTTAAGTTCACCATCTTGATCAAAAGTTCCTGTTGGAAATCCTAAAACATCCGAAAGTACGTTTCTTGCTTGGTGACTATTAATCATGGAAGAATACTCTAAAGTAGCATATTCATATGCTGCATAGACTTGGCATTCTGTGATTTCAATGTCGAGGACTTCGCCACCGAACATTTTGTAAGTGAAAGCAACTTGATCAGTTGCGCCGGACAAAAAAGAAGTATCGGCAATGTACTGCGGAACTGCGAATGGTAGTGAATCTGCTACATTTGTCAATGTGCCAGTCGCTGGCAGAGTAATTCTGCTAGTTTGCGAGATGGGCGTTAATGTTGTAATAGACATTTATTTTCCTCAGTTGTTCAATGTAAATAGTATCAAATCCAATGATAAGAAACTAAAAGAAAAAGAGACCCGTTAAGGTCTCTTAATCTAGTTACTCGTTTTTCTTTAAGGCTTAGCCTTTAAGGTCTTGGACAACTACGACACCATACATGTCGGGGCGTACCATCTTCTTAGCGTAACGAGTCATTACGCCTTTACGAGGAACAAAGTCCTCAGTACCAAAGATGGTAGGAGTTACTTGAAGAGGAACGTAAGGTGAGTAAACAAATCCACTTTCGAGGAATGAACCACCCTTACGACCAATCAAGATAATGTTACGTGGGAAGTAAGGATCTACAAAGACATCCCACTTCTTGCTAAGTTGACCGCTCTTGACCGCGCCAACATCACCTTTACCATCATCATGGACAACGTTTGCACGGAAGCCAGAAGTGAATTCAAGGATGTTTGCAACTTCCGGTCCACAAACCAGGAAGTTGGCGCCGCCGCGAAGAGTCTTACGGTGAATCTGTGCGGACACATCATTCAAAGTTTCGACAAGGGTTTCGTACCATTCAGATACAGTACCAGTGAAATCAGCACCAAGTACAGATTCATTAGCAACAGACGTGATAGGCAGACCGGTATCACGTACCAGGAAACGACCTGGACGACGGGACCAGTAATAGGTACCAGCAGAAGCACCTTTCAACAGGTCTTCAAGGATTTCTTGGTCAATTTCAAGACCAATTTGTTCCGATAAGATGCTAGTCAGTTCGACTTCAGCGTCAAGGTTATGGTAAGCGTTCAAGTCTTGACCAAGTTCTGGAGTCCACTTAGCTTTCAGTTTCTTAGTCTTGGCAGTAACGGATACTGAGTCAACTTTGATATCGATTTCAGGAATAGCAGTCTCGTTTTCCAGACCCCATTCGACAACACCACGAACCGAACCAAGAGCACTTCCGTTTTCAAGGTTATCATCCATGGCGAACGTAACAGTCTGCGAACCAGTGACACCTACAGAGGCAGTCAGCT